AGGCGATTGAGTATTTCTGCTCCCAACGTATTTGGTTAACAAAGCGAAAGGCTAAAGCAGGGTATGTTACTGACGATACCGGTTTACGAATTGGTTCTGAAGTAAAGGTCAAGATTCAAAAATCTAGATTTGGTACGGAAGGAAGAACTTGTGGGTTCAAAATCCTGTGGGGTGGAGAGGCACGGATCCAAGACGAGGAATCGTGGCTTGAAGCCCTACGTTTATCTCAATCCGATCGTTTTCGGGTAGGAGGAGGTTGGTACTACCTTACTGACTCTAAGGGTAAGGAGATAAAGTTCAGATCTTCCACTTGGGTGGATAAACTAAAGGATCAAAAATTTAAATCCCTAGTCTTTGAAATCATGGACGAAGAGATAATTAAAAAGTTCGATACAGAAGGTAAGAACTTTAATGTTGACAAAGAATAAACGGTATTGATAGAGCCACTATCCCCCGCATCCTTTTGGATGCGGGGTTTTTTCTTTAATTATTTGACAAAATGATAGTGGTAAGTTATATTATAAACATAATAAGGAGGACATTATGAAAAAGATTAGATTTTGGCAGAAACACACTGACAAAAATAAAGTACACGAAGGTTTTCTTGTGGAAGAGAAAGAGACCAAATTTATCATCAAGGTAGGAAAATATCAAATAGAATATCATTATCCAAAAGCTTCATATGAATTTGAACTAGTGGAGGAAAAATGAGTAAAACAGTTTTAATTATAGATGCACTAAACATGTTCATAAGGAACTATGTCGTCAATCCAACTCTAGACAGGCATGGGAACCCAATAGGGGGTTGTGTCGGTTTTATAAAATCATTGCAAAAAGTTTGCAAAAAGTTTGAACCAAATGAGGTTGTAGTTGTGTGGGACGGCCACCAAGGATCACAGAGAAAAAGATCTATTAATAAAAATTACAAAGAAGGAAGAAAACCAATACGATTTAATCGTAGATTAATAGATTTAAACCCAGAAGAACAAGATAAGAATAAGGCATATCAACTAATAAGACTAATGGAGTATTTGAATGAATTTCCAATTATACAACTTACAGTGGATTATACAGAAGCTGATGATATTATTGCATTTGTTTCACAACATGAAATGTATGGATTTTATAATAAAATTATTATTTCCTCTGATAAGGACTTTTTTCAATTATGCAATGAAACAACAAGTGTCTACCGACCCATACAAGACAAAATTGTTGGAAAACAAGATATTCTTGAAGAGTTTAAGATTCACCCTGTCAATTTTGCCCTTGCTCGCGCCATTGCTGGAGACCCGAGCGATAACTTACACGGCGTTGCTGGGGTTGGGCTTAAAACAGTTGCAAAGCGGTTTCCTTTCTTATATAACGAAGAGGAATATGATTGCGAAACGATTATTAAAAACTGTCTTAGCACTCGAAAAAAACTCAAATTACATGAAAACATTATTAAGTCTGAACAGTTGGTAAAAAATAATTATAAAATCATGCAACTTTATTACCCAAATATTAGACCAATAAACAGAATTTTTATAAATAATTCATTAAGTCAATTTGAAGCAGATTTTTCGAAACTAAATTTTACAAAAATGTTGTTTCAAGATGACTTATCATACATCAACTTTGAAGAATTAATAAGAATAATGAAAAATATAAACAGACGATAAAAGTTTTTGACTTTTTGAATAAAAAATGTTATAATTATAAAACACTGGAGGACAAATGAACAATAATCAACAAGAAACATTTTTAAGGTTTGGAAAAAAATTCCAAGAAAACATGTGCCAACTTATGCTCGAAGATAGACCATTTTTTGACCAAATTAGTGAAGTTTTGAGAATAGAATTTTTCGAATTAAAATATTTACAAATTTTCACTGAAACACTTATGAATTATAGGTCTAAATATAACACCCATCCAAATCACGAAGTCATGATGGCCGTGCTAAGGACAGAATTAAACCATTGTGACCCCGCAGCAGCAACTCAAGTTAGGAACTTTTTTGCAAGAATAATGAAATCTGAAGGTGTGGAAGAAGCAAATTTTGTTAAAGATAAAGCGTTAGATTTCTGCAGGAAGCAGGTTTTAAAAGGGGCAATGATGCAATCAATAAAACTTATCAAATCTTCATCATTTGATGAAATTGAAAAAGTTATTCAAGATGCATTAAAATTGGGAACAGATAATAATTTTGGACATAATTATCATACGGATGCTTTGAAGCGTTTTGAATATATAAACCGAGCTCCTATTTCCACTGGCTGGGATAGGATGGATGAAATTGTAAAAGGAGGACTGGGAAAGAATGAACTTGGAGTTGTTATTGCTCCTACTGGCGCTGGAAAGTCAATGGTTCTTGTCCACCTCGCAGCCCAAGCGATCCGACAAGGAAAAACAGTAGTTTATTACACATTGGAATTGAAGGACACAGTTGTCGGTGGCCGATTTGATTCTAACTTAAGTGGTGTCCCCTTAAGTGAACTTAAAGATAGAAAAGAAGAGATTTTATCATGTGTAGAAGGAATTGACGGAACTTTAATTATTAAAGAATATCCTACAAAATCAGCGTCCGTTCAGACAATCAAGAATCACATTGAAAAATTAAAAAAGAGAGGTGTATATCCGGATATGGTTTTACTTGACTACGCAGATCTACTCAGACCAGATCGCACCGGGAGAGAAAAAAGACATGAACTTGAAGAGACCTACGAAGGCCTGAGGGCTTTGGCTCAAATTTACGAAATACCAGTGTGGACAGCATCACAAACCAATAGAAGTGGTCTTAACGCAGAGGTGATAACTATGGAGTCTATTTCGGAGGCTTTCAATAAATGTTTTGTAGCAGATTTCATTTTTTCTTTATCTCGAACTGTTCAAGATAAGCAATCGAATAAAGGAAGAATTTTTGTTGCTAAAAACAGAAACGGACCAGATGGATTAGTGTTTCCTTGTTTTGTTGATTGGTCTGATGTTACGATAAAAGTTTTGAGTAGGGAAGAAAACGACAGCGAAATGCCCTCGACTACAGATGCCTTAAATATTTTAAGGCAAAAATACAATGAATTAAGTGCAAAATAGGAGGTGACAAATGAACTTAGAAAACAAAGTATTATCTGATTTGACAGTTTATATGAAATATGCTAGATTTTTGGAAGAAAAAAATAGAAGAGAAAATTGGGAAGAGTTGGTGACTCGTAATATGGAAATGCATATAAAAAAATTTCCAAATCTCGACACAGAGATAAGAGAAGTTTATAAAATGGTTTATGATAAAAAGGTTTTACCATCAATGCGATCGATGCAGTTTGGAGGAAAACCCATTGAGGTCTCTCCAAACAGAATATTCAATTGCGCCTATACTCCGGTTGACAACTACCATGTTTTTTCCGAGATTATGTTTCTCCTTTTGGGAGGCACTGGTGTGGGATTTTCAGTCCAGAGACATCATGTGAGTAAATTACCAGAAATCAGGAGACCATCCAACAAGAGTCGTAGGTTTTTAATCGGAGACAGTATCGAGGGTTGGGCAGATTCAGTTAAAGCACTGATCCAATCTTACTTTAAAGGAACTTCCCGCCTTCGTTTTGACTTCTCAGACATCCGTCCAAAAGGCGCGAGACTAGTTACCTCCGGAGGTAAAGCTCCGGGACCACAACCACTCAAAGAGTGTTTAGTTAAAATAGAAGGAATATTAGATGAAAAAGATGACGGGGAACAACTTACTCCCATTGAGGTTCATGATATCGTCTGCTACATTGCGGATGCGGTTTTGGCTGGGGGCATTCGTCGCGCTGCTCTTATCTCCTTATTCAGTGCTGACGATGAAGAAATGCTCGCAGCAAAAGCAGGAAACTGGTGGGAACTCAACCCCCAACGAGGACGAGCCAACAATTCCGTTGTTCTTATGCGTCATCGTATTAATAGGGATACTTTTATGTCTATCTGGGATCGAGTTCGTGAGTCTGGATCTGGAGAGCCGGGTTTTTATTTTTCAAACGACAAAGATTGGGGAACCAATCCCTGCTGCGAAATAGGCTTAAGACCAAATCAATTCTGTAACCTCACAGAGGTTAATGTTAGTGATGTCTCGAACCAACAAGAGCTTGAAAAGAGAGTGGCTGCTGCGACCTTCATAGGCACCCTTCAGGCCTCTTACACAGACTTCCACTACTTAAGACCCATTTGGAAGCGAACAACGGAAAAGGATGCCCTTATTGGCGTTTCTATGACGGGTATTGCATCTGGTGGTGTTTTAGGGCTTGATCTAACAAAAGCGTCGTTAATAGTAAAAAGAGAAAACCGAAGAATTGCTATGCAAATTGGAATACGCCCAGCAGCAAGGACAACTTGTGTTAAACCTGCTGGAACGACCTCTTTGACCCTTGGGACTTCCTCGGGAATCCATGCATGGCATAATGAATATTACCTCCGCCGAATTCGCGTAGGAAAGAATGAAGAAATCTATTCTTATTTGAAAACCAACCTACCAGAGCTAATTGAGGATGATAAGTTTCGACCTCATGATACGGCTATAATAAAAGTTCCACAAAAAGCACCAAGTGGTTCAATAACACGTCATGAAAGCGCCTTGGATCTTTTAAGAAGAATTAAATTAATTTCTGAATCTTGGATCCAAGGAGGGCACCAAAATGGCCATAATACACATAATGTTTCTGCAACTGTTACCATTAAGCCCGACGAATGGAAATGTGTTGGGGAGTGGATGTGGTTGAATAGAAAGTGCTACAATGGTCTGTCGGTTTTGCCTTATTCAGACCACAGCTATATTCAAGCGCCTTTTGAAGATTGCACCAAAGAAGAGTATGAAAGTCTACTACAATTTGTAAAAAGAATAAATTTGGATCTAATTACTGAAGACAAAGATGAAACAAATTTATCTGGTGAACTAGCCTGCTCTGGTGGTTCATGTGAAATTTTTTAGGAGAAAAAAATGAGAGAGAGACTTGAAATAATTATAGAAGAATTAAAATCTGCTATGGGAGATATTGATAAAGTTGAAAGTGGTTCTTATGGTTATAAGGCGGCAGCCCCTAGAGCAAGAAAAACAGCTTTAACTGCCATTAAAGAATTAAAAGAACTAAGATTAGAGATTCAAAACAAGAAAAATTCTCATAATTAATGTTGACAATTGCCTTTTAATGTGTTAATATATTATATGTTAAAAGGCATTGGCTATATTAATGGAGGGAAAATGTATTTAGAGCCAAAAAATAGACATCTTCTGGTTTTACCACTAGAAGAAAAAAGTGAAAAATCTAAGATCATTCTACCGGATGATTATAAAAAACCGGAATCGCCTTACATCACCTGTGATGTTTTGGGGATCTCAAGCGATAGCACGATAGAAATTAGTATCGGAGATCGTGTTGTGATAGAAAGGAGAATGATACAAGAAGTAAAAGCAATGGGTGAAACTAATTACCTAGTGTTAGAAAATTACGTATATGGGAGATTACAGGATGAATAAAGAAAATTTAAAAGAAATAATTAAACAGGTTATAATTGAGAACAACCAAAAGTCTGTGCTTTTAGAGAGCCCTGAACTTAATGAGGCAACTTTTGCAAAAGCAGCAGATTATATAGATAATAAAAAGGTTCCATTTTTTATTCTATCTGGTTTTCGTGGGGAGCGTGGATCAAAGTATAGTAGAAAAAATATTTCTGCTGCTTCTGAAGTCAAAGAGTTTCTAAAATCTAAAGGCCTATCTTACACGATTGTAGATGGTGGATATACTGAGAAAGTTCGCGACCAAGTAACAAAGCAGGACCTTAAAGACCCAGAAACAGGGGATCCGGTTTACAGCATAGAAGAGGAAGAGAGTTATCTTGTCTTCGGCGACGTGCCGCATTACGGAGACACTGCGAAGGCGGTAAAAAATGTACAAAAACTTTTTGATATTGCTAAACAAGCAAGCGTTCTGGACTCATCAAACCCACAAGAAACATTCAGTTTTGGATATCCAGTGGACGTTACGGATCCTCAAACAGGAGAAACCACGCGTGAAATGCGCATTGCACTTTACAAGCCGAATGCCCCAACTTATGGCACCAAGCATATGTTCACAGCATGGGGTGGACCATGGTCATCATTTACAAAAATGATGTCAGACGTTGGCGCTTACACTAAGATCCGTGGAACCAAAGGGACTTTCGCCGAGGAAAAATTAGAGGAAGCCAAAAATATCAAAGTCAATAGTGTTTTAGATGGATATAGAAAACAACATCACGTTCAATATTGGACAAAAATGAAGGCTCGTTGGGATCACGAAAACAAAAAGAGGTCCTAAATGTCTTATCAAAAAACAATCGACCTATACGGAGACGGAATAGGTAAGGTTCAATATATAGACCACATGGGCTCTGACCTCACGATCGTGAACAGCGCCCGTGTTTCATTTGGAGTTGAAAAGGAGGAACTAGATGCTCGAGATAAGAAACTTATTAATTACCTTGTTAAACACAGACACACGAGCACATTCGAGCACAATGTGGCTACCTTTAAGTTTATTGTTCCTTTATTTGTGCGCTCTCAGCACCATCGGCATCGGACATGGTCATATAACGAAATTTCCCGAAGATATACAGACAAAGATCTTGCTTTTTATTGCCCAAATGCATTCCGTACACAGCATAAGTCCAATAGACAATCTTCTAACAAGGACGAAATAGATCCGGTTCTTTATCCTGACCTATCTGACCCAGCATTCGGTATTGTCTGTAGTCAAGAACTCAGGTCTCATATAGGACGATCTGTTGTCTTGTTTGAAAATCTAATGGCAGCAGGAGTTTGCAGAGAACAAGCCAGAATGGTGTTGCCCCAGAATATGTACACAGAATATTATGGAACTGTGAATTTGAACAACTTATTAAAGTTCATAGGCCTAAGGGTCCATGATGGGGCCCAACAAGAGATCCAAGACGTTGCCTTGGCTTGCTTAGATATAGCCATTGATCTCTGGCCCACTGCTGTTGGTGCCTATAGGAACAACTCAGGTGTTTAAGAAGGGTGATTTATTTTTTCTAAACACAGAAGGTTTTATTCTATTTCAGCACATCGGAGGCGAAAATGGTATTATAATGAGCGACCCTTATCTGTTATTCCAGTGTGACTTTGATGATAATAGGGAGAACATACAGTTCACAGGCTACGATGTTTTAATAAAAGGGATACTATTTAAAGAAATACCAGAAAAATTTTTAGAGAGAGTTACAAAAAATGAAAAAAATATTAAATGAGTGGAAAAATTTTCTCAAAGAAAATTCTGAATTAGAGATTGATAAAGAAGAATTATTAAATAAAGTCAGAGACATATTTTTTGGAGCATACAACAGTTGGTCTGATGAATATAAGAAGCTTCATGATAAAGAATTTGAATTATTATACAGTGATCTCGAAGCCGCCGTTGCATCCGATCAATCTCTATCCGAGAGAGACATAGAAACCATTTTGGGTAATGCCAACATTGGACTCACTTTATATTGGTCGGATGAAAGTAAAAGAGGCCACGGCTCTTCTGAAATTGTCAAAAAAATAATAGACAAGAAATTGAAAATCTTGGAGTCTACTCTATCTCAGGAGGAGCAACAGTTTTTAAAAGAAAAAGGGATGGAACAGGTCTTAGAAATAATCTCAGCAGATCGTGGCGGAATGGTCTTTCCAACAGACCTCCCAGTTGGTCTTGGAATCATCAACGGAAAGAAAGTGCAGGATGCATATATGACTACAACTTCTGCCATCAATAGGCACCTAATTCCTGTGTTAGAAAATAGTGGATATGTTGTTCAAAAAAGAGCGCCGAAACAAAAAAGAAGAGCAAAGAAATCACCTCCGCTGTCACCAGCAGAGATGCTAGCGCAAATGAAAAAATTCGGTAGAAAATAAGAGGTCTTAGTGTCGGATTTAGAATTACACTATAAAGAGCTTAATATAGGCAAAACAATAACATGTTTATTGCACTCATTTAGGACTGAGACACCTTGCGTGTTAACATCGCCCATTCCGCCCTTCAAATTAGATGTTCAGTATAATGATTACGACTTTTCATGGCTTGGACTTGACAGTCCAACACCACTGCAGGTGTGGGATCGACTTTGTTTTTTACTAAGCATGTCTGGAAATTTGCTATTTCCGAGTGAAATCCGGGGCTACCGTAAAGAAAATCAAAATTTAATTTTAATAACAAATCACAACAATAGAATCTCTATTTCGTATAACAAACTAAATGAATTTGATCACCAAGAAACAGGGTGGTATCACGTCTATGATTTTTATGATTGGAGGATTGGTGGTAACCATGATGTTAACGAAATTATTGACCCCCAAGATGAGTTTATAAAGACCATAAAATTCTTCTCCTCGGAGAGGGAAAGCGTAGGATCTCACGTTAAAGATTTGGTGGGCATTTCATACCTATCAGACGATCAACTAGATAATGTAGAATTGTCACCGATCTACTCAAGATTAAAGATGCTTCAGATGATAAAAAAAGAAGGAATTAATGGCAGCGTTGTTGGGTACAACTCAAGGGGTTTGCCAAAATTTCGCAAGCCTGTAATTGAGTTTAACAAGCGTGTTGTCGTGCCACATTATGTACCAGAAATATCGTTCAAAGATGTTTACGAAATGAAGCAGAAAAAAGGTTACACATGGAAGTTACTAGAGAAAATGATACAACATACTTTCACCTCGCAGGCATCGTCCCGGTAGCAGGTCAGTCCTTAGATTTTAACCAAGCATGGCCCGACTGTTTGATGCCAATTGCTCCGGACTATTCTTTACTCGAAGCAGCGGTGGTTGAGTGTGCTTATGCCGGCTGCGATACGATTTGGATTATTTGTAATGATGACATTTCGCCGCTCATAAAAAAGAAGCTTGGAGACTTTGTGAAGGATCCGGTCTATGCTCACCGTAGACACGAGAGAAGACCAGAAAAAACTATTCGATACATCCCAATTTATTATGTCCCTATTCACCCAAAGGATAGAGACAAAAGGGACTGCCTTGCTTGGTCAGTTATTCATGGGTCACTATCAGTTTTTAAGATAGCAGATGAAATCTCTAGATGGGTTATCCCAAATAAATATTACGTCAGTTTCCCCTATGGATATTATCCGGCATGGCAAATCCGAGAACATAGGAAATTAATCTCTTCCTCTAAGAACTTTTATATATCTTCCAATGGGAAGACCTTTAAGGATGGATTATATACCTCATTCACGTTTGGAAAAGATGAGTTTATAGAATTCAGGAAAGTGATCAGAAGCGGAACAGGAAGATTCCGCCCCGGATCAGATTGGCAAGACCACGATGCTCTCCCTATTGAACAACGATGGTCCGCTCGTTTTTTTGAGATTGATCAAGTATTTTCTTCATTTAACTTGGAAAATGCCACAGAAGAGAAGGTGAATGATTTTTATAATATTTCTTGCTGGGATGAATATAAAAAATTCATATCTGACAATGTTGACAAAAAAATAAAAAGACCTACGAAGACGATTCTTACGAGACAAAAGTGCAAACCAATAGCGGCAAACTATTTAGATGTTGATGAGCAAACTTGAATTAAAATTTAAAAAATTATTGAATGAGTTTAGGTCCAATTCGTATGAATTACAATACGTAAATGAGATTTTGACAGATGCCAATCAAGAATTCAATAATTATCGTGATAATTTTATTGAAAGAAAAAGGGTGCGCTTAGAGAAATTAAACGAGAAGCATTCTAAAAGATTAAAACAAATTTTCTCCCCTCCTTCTAAGCAAAAAATAAAAAAAATTAAGGAATATAAAAAGAGCCGATTCAACTCTAAAAAAGTCTTCAGAGAGATGGCAAAAAAATTCCACCCAGACACCTTACCTTTGGACGACCCTAGACATCAGGAATATTCTGACATTTTTCAAAAAACTACGAACGCAATCGATGAGGGTAATTGGGGTGAGCTTTTTAATTTAGTTGAAAAATATGATATCAAAATGGATGACTATGTTGGTGCTATTTCTTGTTTGGAATTAGACATTGCGGAAATAAAAAGCGAAATAAATAGTAAAAAAAATTCTTATGCTTGGTTAATTTACCATGCCGATTCTTGTGTGGAAAAAGAAAGACTAATGAAGGCTTTCTTGAATCAAGTCTATATTAATTACACAGATCCGTCTTGACAACTCTATATAATCGTGTTATATTATAATTATAATAAGGGCTCGCAATGGCTTCGACGGGTTAGAATCAAGGAGAGAGTGCATGCAGGCGTGAATCAGCCTTAATCGTTCAAATTTTTATAAACGCAAACAATAATTTGTATTTCGAAGAAGCCCTAGCGGCTTAATCGGGTGGCCGCTCCGAGCCATCTATCCAAGAGGAGCAAAACAACAGGACAGTTGTAAAAATCAAAACAACTCAACGCAATAGGACGGTAAGCGTTGTTTTATAGCCGTCTATCTTGCTGGTTGGAGAAATAATCAGATAAGCATGTGAATGACTCAAACTAAGACTAGCGCGGACAGGGGTTCGATTCCCCTCGAGTCCACCACCTTTGCGGGTGTAACTCAGTTGGTAGAGTATCTGGTTGCCAATCAGATTGTCGTGGGTTCGAGTCCCATCACCCGCTCTTTTTTAAACTTGGAGGAAAAAATGAGATATATTTTAATGGGATTAATTTTGAGTTGCACAGAGGTGTCAATCTCAAAAGTTCCAACGCCCACAGAGACAGGTATGACCTCTCCCAGAACAGACACCTCACCACCTTCACAGCCGTCCACAGAGCCTTCTTCTGAACCTATGGAAGGCATCGGAGGGTATGTGCACTACCACCTACGACAAGTAGCTTGTCCGGCTTGTATGGGCGAGACAAATGAGATCACGCTTGAGTTTGATGCGAGGTTTCATGAGAAAATTTCTGATACTTACACGAGACATGTACCGGCACAAGGCCAGTGCACTCAAAATGTTAATCAAATAGTCCCAGTTGTTTCTCTTATAGATATGGGATCAGAAATTAAAGCAACAGCAAACAACCAAAGTATTCATGCCTACAAAACAAATCAGGGTAATTATTTTAACAGTTGGTATTCTGACTCCACATATATTAGGGACACTGTGCATACTATTTCTCGTGAAAATAATTATGAGTTTGCTGAATTCACATCTTTTCATGGCTTTGATTCAATAGAGCCTTATGAATTGAGGTTTGTGGATCCTTCATATGCTTTTGCTGCTCCGATCTATAGGTCTGGTGCTACCTTTTGGTGGATGCCCTATGGGTCCAACAGCACCTTTACGGTGATGCTAGCGATCTATTCATCCGATGGCTCTTCTCTTTTGGGCTATGTTGCTTGTTCGGGTGGAGACACTGGCATGATGACAATTCCCGGACAGTATTTGTCCTACCCAGCTTGGTCTTTAGTAGCAGTTCATATGATTAGGCACAAGATAGAGATGGTCCCTTGGGAAGAACAGAACACATTTATAGAGACCCATATGGAGTGGGAAGTTGTAGGGACAGGGCACATAGAATGACTGATCATGAGAAAAGGATTATAAAGGAATCAATTGAGGCTTACCAAAGAATGATAGATCGTTTCCAATCCAGAATCAACGAGCTTCGTTCAAAGATAACCACTGGTTGTTGCCAAGAGGTAAATAATAATTACAAACTGAAGATAAAGAGGATACAATGACAAAAAAACAAAAGGATACTTTAGTAAAAGATAGAGAAAAACTAGGTCGCCCTAAGAAATATAAAGTAATTTTTTACAACGATGACTACACACCAATGGAATTCGTGACTTTGCTTATCATGGAAGTATTTAATAAGAGCGAAACCGAAGCAAAGAGCATTATGTTAAAAATACACAGAGGAGGTAAAGCAATTGCAGGAATCTATTCAAAACAAATCGCAGAGACAAAAGTTGAAACAACAAAAATGTACGCCCAAGGAGCCGGCTACCCACTGTATGCAGAGGCCCAACCAGAATAAATACTGCCCAGTGTGCGAATGTGACCCATGTGATTGTCATTGGGGGAATTATTAGTTGTCATCTTTTAACTACAATTATTCAATTGGCGATTTAGTGATCTTCATTTCAAATGTTGAGTGGGACAACCTGAGGGCTATTGAGGGCGAGATAGGCATTGTAATTGAGATTTATGATCCAAACCAAGATCAGTCTTTCTTTGATTTAAACATCCAGCTTTCCGATGGCGGGTCGATACCGGTCTGGACCGGCGAAGTGAAGAAATTGAAGAACTAGATTTGACAAACAATCGGGAATAAGTTATATTAGATATAACCGGAGGATAAATGAGAACAGATTGGCAACTTAGAGAACACAATGATTTACATGAAATTCTGGCCCCCCTGATCAATTCTGGTGGGGCTGTTTTCGCAGTAGTGTACACTTTAAGCACAGAAGAGTGGACACAAGATTCGGATAGGACTACAACACGCCTTCTTAAGCTAATGACCAAGAATTACAATTTCAGAGAGAGTAAGGTCTATTGGTGCCTAAGGTTATTGAAAGAGTGTGGTGCACTTAGGGGGTTCGAAGAAAACATAGGGAAACAATTTAAAAAGAAAGATAGGCTACCAAAAAAAACGACACCAAAAACCTGTGGCATTTATGGTATATTTGAAGGAAAAAATGTTTACGTTGGCCTGAGTTCTGACATTGAAAAGAGATTTGTTGCCCACAAAACGCAACTTGAAAGAGGAACCCATCCATACTCGAAATGTTTTTCAGAGGTTAAAAACTTGGAATTTAAAATCATAAAGGAATATAAAAAGTCTCAACTAGAAAAGAAAGAACCACTTCACGCACAAGTGTTGGCAACTAAAGGATATAATGTTGTTAATAGCAACAATTTTAATTTAATATTGGAGGACAAATGAAATATATATGGAACTACGCTTTTAGCTATTTTATGAGAAAGTATTGGGACAATAAATACAGATCTGTGTCTGTATTCTTAAGGGAAATGGATGATGACATGTTAGGAAACTACCGTCATGACGAACTGGGCTGCAATAGTATTTTGTTAGCCTCCAACCAAGGCTTATCAGAAAGACAAATGTTGGGCGTCTTGTTGCATGAAATGTGCCATCACGTTGTATATGAAGAATACGGCATGGAAGTTGATGGGCATGGTTCAGAATGGACAGCAGAAATGAAAAGAGTGGGGTTTGAAAATCCTGATTGCTTCTCTAACGGAACAGAATTCTTCTCAGAAGCAGACCACAAAGAAATACTTCGAATGCTCCGAGGTGAAATACAAGATTTTGAATGCACAGACTCCTTATCTTTGATGAAAAAAATGGAAAAGAATTGTGTCGATTTGGTCCTAACAGACCCACCATACATTATTAGCAAACCATCAGGCTTCAAGAGCGTGGTTAACGGAGAACAACGTTTTGCTGTATCAACTGAGCACGGAGAATGGGACAAAGAGGAAAATTTTTCTTTGGAAGATTTGCGAGATTCGGTAAAAGAATATTATCGTGTTCTTAAGAAACATGGAACAGCCATAATTTTTTGTGACCTCTGGAAAATCAGTGATGTAAAGCGAATAATGGAAGAAGCCGGGTTTAAACAAATTCGCTTCATCGAATGGCTAAAGACAAACCCAGTCCCTCTTAATTCCGGTCGTAATTATCTTAGCAACGCTAGAGAGGTCGCTCTCCTAGGCGTAAAGGTCAGCAAGCCCACGTTTAATTCGAAATACGACAATGGAGTGTATCGTTTCCCTATCTGTCACGAGAAAGGAAGATTTCACCCAACACAAAAGCCCTTGGCGTTTATGGAAGCCTTGATCAAAAAACATAGCAAACCCGCAGACGTGGTATTGGACACATTCGCCGGCTCAGCAGCAACGCTGCTCGCCGCCAAAAATTTGCAACGTGGCTTCATTGGGTGCGAACTAGACGAGGAATTCTTCGATAAAGCGGAAGAAAGACTCTTCAGATCCTAATTATTACAGCAATATTCGGGAGGGATTATGAATGGAGGCGATAATTGAAGGACTGGCTCAATACGGGCCACTTGGACTATGGACGGCATCTTTGCTTTGGATGAACTGGCAACAACGCAAAGAGCAAAAAGAAGATGAAGAAAGAGCAGCCGATCGATTACGGTATTATCAAGAAAACATCATAACAAGACTTGAAAATCAGGAAAAAATGCTCGAAAAGGCACTAATTAAGATTGACGGCGGACTTCAAACAATGCGAGAAAAATACGCCGAAGAACGATTGATGCGAATGAAGGGTGACAAATGAAAAAAGAAAAGCTTATTGAACTGATTAAAGAAACTTTAGAAGAACAAATGCTAGATGAAGAAGGCAAGAAGGACGCCTGCTACCATAAGGTAAAGTCACGCTATGACGTGTGGCCTTCGGCTTATGCTTCCGGTGCTCTATCAAAATGTCGTAAAGTGGGAGCAAAGAATTGGGGCAACAAATCTAAAAAAGAAAGTTTAGGAGAAGCAGAAGAGTATAGTGCTGAAGACTTAAATGGGCTGTTGCGAAGCATAAAGGGATTTGATTACCAAGCATACACACAGTTTGCAAATTTGGTCCCGTTTATCATTGAAGAAATGTCTGATGCTCTTGGTGTCGTAGAAGTTGAAGAGTTTGCCGATGATGATGTCCCAGACATAAAAATAATCTTTAAAGATACCGAAGCAGCAAAAAGTTTTATAGGCGTCTTGAGGAGATCCGGTCTTTCCGCTTTCGGTCAGCCCGGTCACTATAAGATGAACAAGGGAGTGTCTAGACTTAAAGATCATCCCAAATTCCACAGGAAAAGTCTACCCAGCATAACCTTTAACGCAGATAACTACTATGAGAATCGTGAAGTCGAAGAATCCCTTCGCGAAGAGTTTGAGACTCATGACATGTATGATCCAAAGACTGGTCAAAAATATGTGGCCAAAAAAGAACAAGATCATAAAGATATGGCCGCCAAAGGTTACACTCACGTTGATCCTAAGCGAATTGAAAAAGTTCTTCGTGACGAAGGTGGCGCTTCCGGTATGGACCCATTCTTGAAAGAGTTTGGTAAAGAAATGGAAGAGGAGATCATTAAGGCTCTAGATGCAATGCCAAATGTAGGACAACATAAAGATAAGGATTATATCCTAGACGACAATGAAGAAGTTGAGATTGCAAAAGAAGGCAAGAAAAATTGTGGATGCGGTCAAGATCCTTGTAAGACCTACGGAGTCCAAGAAGAGAAGAAAAAAGCCGGAACTGAGTCTAGCAAAGAATCATCGCTTCGCGATTGGTTTGGACGTAAAGGAGCCAAAGGCTCCAAGGGCGGCTGGGTTGATTGTAATGCACCAGACGGATCTGGTGGATACAAATCTTGTGGGCGTAGTGATGGAGAGAAAAGAAAAAAATATCCATCCTGTCGACCGACACCGGGAGCCTGTAAAGAAAAAGGCAAAGGAAAGTCTTGGGGAAAGAAAGGATCTAAAAAGAACGAAGGGATGCTGTACGAAGGAGATGACTCAATACTCGATTTATTTGAAGATGCCACCCTTGAAGAAGGTGGTCTTGTTTGTGGAGGTTGTCTATTTGAAATGCTTCAAGAAGCATCCTGTGGATGCCCAGACTTGGTTGGCGAAGCAGAATACCAAGGAAGAAAAGTAACGCTCAATAAGCCTACTCGAGGCGATGTGAAGAAGTTTAAGGTATATGTAAAGGATCCAAAGACCGGAAACATTAAGAAAGTAAACTTCGGCCATGGAGGAACATCAGCTAAATCTAAGGGCGAAAAAACAATGAAGATCCGCAAAAATAACCCAAAAGCACGTAAATCATTTCGTGCACGTCACAACTGCGACAATCCGGGACCAAAGACCAAAGCACGTTATTGGTCTTGCAAAAAGTGGTAGAAAAAACTTGACAAGAGTCTCCCAATCAGTTATATTATAAATAATATTGGAGGACGCAATGCCAAACTATGTAAACCAAAGAGTGGTCTTGTCATCAAAAGGCAAGCAAAGTAAAAGAAATGAGCAATTTCTAGGAAAAGTAGGTCTGTGCACAAAGATGTACACAAGGCCCAGAAAGGTAAACGATAATAATAAAGATTGGTTTGATGTTTGCACAGTTGTTTGGGGCTGCCCTTGTTGTGCCCAAACAATAGAATCCGAAATGCTTTTTCATCAAATAAAACTTGACAAACAATAATCAACACGTTATATTATAAACATAATACAAAGACATTGGAGGACACAATGACTGACTATCGACTAGGCTATGCCTGTATAAACATGACACTTGGTGCACAAAAGCCCAAGATTACAACTAACCGCTCTATGATCAAGCGAACTTTCAAAGAGAAAGGCATTGCGTATGCATCAGAACTCGCACTGCAGAATGTGAAAGATCTGCGACAAATTCTTGAGTGGAATTTGCAAAACGATATCACGTTTTTCCGTATGTCTTCCGATATCTTTCCGTGGGCGTCAGAGTATGCACTTGAAGATCTTCCTGACTTTGCTGAAATCGAAGAAATTTTATTTGAATGCGGACTATTTGCTGAGGAGCATAGTATGCGTCTCACAACGCATCCCGGTCCGTTCAACAAACTTTGCTCTCCTAGAGAGCAAGTGGTGTCTAACACCATCCGTGATCTTGAAATTCACGGTAAACTAATGGACTTGTTGTGCCAACCACGCACACCGCAAGCCAAAATCAACATTCACGTTGGAGGCGCTTACAATGATAAACCTATGGCCCTTGGCAATTTTTGCCGGAACTTCGCTAAGTTATCAGAATCTGTACGGTCTCGACTGACTGTAGAGAACGACGACAAAGAGTCGCTATATTCAACCCAAGAGTTGTACGATGGTATATTCAAAAAGATAGGCATCCCCATTGTACATGACTACCACCATCATCATTTTTGTACCGGTGGTTTGTCTCAACTGGATGCCGTTGAATTGGCTCACTCTACGTGGGGCGATGTTCGCCCCGTAGTTCACTACAGTCAGTCACGCTCCGTAGAGCACAACGACCCTAAGATCAGAGCCAACGCCCACTCGGACTCTTACTGGACTCCAATTGACACCTTTGGTCTTGAAATGGATGTGATGCTTGAGTGTAAACACAAAGAGTTGGGACTATTTAAAATGAGAGAATTAATGTCAGAAGATTTGCAACTAGCTGCAAAATGAGGATAAGATGTTGAGATTTTTAATAGCCACAATTATATTTACAATTTGTCAATTAGCCGCTTGGTTCCAGAGTAACGCTGGTATCATTGGTGGAAAATTTGAAGAGAACTATATTCTGTTGGCTATCTGTCTTGGTCCTATCGTTTCTGTCGGGTTCGCTGTTGCTACAAAGATGATGTATCACGAAGTCGAATCTCTATGGGTCATTAGATTTTTGACCTTTGGTATCGGTTACCTTATATTTATTCCTCTTACGTGGTATTTCCTAGGGGAAGAATTCTTAACCGCAATAAATATTATTTCATTTTGTTTGTGTCTAGCTCTAATACTTACACAATTCTTAATGAAATAACTTGACAACTAAACAAGAACACGTTATATTATAAACATAATAAACAACAACAATCATGGAGGACAACATGAATAAGATTGACTTTGTTGGGCTACACGCCCATTCTGGGGTTGGATCCCCTTTCGATGGATTTGGATATCCACAAGACCATATGGACTTTGCTTACAATAATGGAAGCAAAGCCCTCGCATTAACAGACCATGGAAACATGAATGGTCTGGCTTACCAAGTTCTCCACGCCAAGCGTATGAAGAAAGAAGGTAAAGACTTCAAGCCCATCTTTGGTGTCGAAGCGTACTTTATTGAGTCCGTTTCTGACTGGAAGATGAAACTTGACGAACACCGTGCAGACAAAGTTAAATCTAAAAACATTGATGACGCTCGTTCCGGAACTACTGTTGAGAACGAAGCAGAGTCAAAGTCTGCCTCCAAATCAGAACTAAACCGTAAGAGACACATCGTTCTTCTCGCTATGAACCAGACTGGCTTGAATAACATTTTTAAACTAGTGTCTGCTTCTTATCATGGTGATAATTTCTATCGCAAACCTAGAATAGACCTAGACTTACTACAGCAACACAATGAAGGCATCATTGCCGCTTCTGCTTGCCTTGGCGGTATCTATGCTGGTTGCTACTGGGAACATCGTGAAGAAGGCCCTAAAGCCGTCAAGCAAGCTATGCGAGACATAACTGTAAAAATGTTAGATATCTTTGGTGATCGTTGGTATGGTGAATTGCAATGGAATGCTATTCCGGAGCAACACGAATTGAATCGCTACGTTATTCAGATGCATAAAGAGTTTGGTATTCCTCTGATATCAACTTGTGATTCTCACTATCCATCCCCGGACGCTTGGAACGACAGAGAACTATATAAGAAAATAGGTTGGCTCGGAAAGGGTAAACCAGAATGGATGTCAGATGAACTACCTGATAATGTGGACGAGATTGGTTATGAATTATATCCAAAGAATGGCGAACAAATGTGGGCAGACTATAAACGATATAGCAACATTATCACCACCGACGTCCAGTACGATGATGATATCGTTCGTGCTTCAATGCTGGAGACAGTCCGTATTGCTTTTGAAAGGATTGATGATTTTCTTCCTGATAACACTGTACGTTTGCCTGATTTTGTCGTACCTGCTGGCCATCATCCTGCAGAATACTTGGCTCAACTATCCTTCGAGGGCTTATTTAAGGTTCTGGAATCACGTTCTGTCAAGCGAGGAGCGTCCACTTGGGTGGAATACACGACACGCCTCAAGCATGAATTGGAAGTCATTTCAGACCGAGGATTCTCAAAATATTTCTTGACAATGAAGTCAATAACGGATAAGACAAATGAAGTACAACTCGCCGGACCCGGAAGAGGATCAGCAGCAGGATCACTCGTTGCTTATGCACTGGGCATTACACAAGTGGATCCAATTAAGTATGGTCTCTTATTCTCTCGTTTCCTCAGAGCGGACGCCACTGATTATCCTGACATTGACTATGATGTCTCTGATCCTATGGTCCTTAAAGAAATACTTATTGATGAATGGGGTTCCAACACTGTAGTTCCTATTTCCAATTTTAACACACTTCAATTAAAGTCTCTTATCAAAGACATTTCAAAATTCTATGATATTCCATTTACTGAAGTGAATGTTGTGACTAACACTATGTTGAAAGAAGCTACTCCTCTTGCAAAGAAGAAGCATGGGATTCGTGCCGGTGTTTACACTCCGACCTTTGAAGAGGTCTGTGAGTTTTCCGAGACACTTCAAAAGTTCTTTATAAAACACCCAAAGGTCAAGTCTCACGTTGAGGGCTTGATGGGCCAAGTTCGCTCTACTTCTCGTCATGCCGGTGGTGTGGTTATCGGTGCAGACTTAGATAAGTATATGCCTCTTATTGCATCCAAAGGTGTTCGACAAACTCCTTGGTCCGAAGGACAGAATGTTCGACAACTAGAACCCATGGGCTTTATTAAGTTTGATATCCTAGGCCTAGCAACCCTTAGAATGATGGAAGAGTGTATTGAGCGTATTCTCCAGCGACACCACGGTGTTGAGTCCCCGACCTTCGAGGACATTAAAAAATATTATGATGAAAATCTTCATCCGGATGTAATTAATTTAAATGATAAAGAAGTTTACAAAAATATTTTCCAAGCTGGAAAGTGGATGGGCATATTCCAATTCACAGAGAAGGGTGCACAGAGCCTTGCGAAGAGAGCCCAGCCAAAGTCAATCATCGACATCTCTGCTATTACGAGCATTTATCGTCCCGGGCCTCTGTCTGCTGGTGTTGACAAAGCATACGTCCAAGCAGTCAAAGACCCGTTATCAATAAAATATGAGAATGAAATTGTCGAAGAACTCACAACAGAAACAAGAGGGTTCCTTATATTTCAAGAGCAAATTGCTCTTCTTGCCAATCGCCTTGGGAAAAACATCTCTCTAGATGATGCCAATCTATTACGTAAACTATTAACTAAAAAGGGCTTGGATGCCTCCAAGCAGGCAAAGAAAGAAGAAATTCTTCATAAGTTTGTCGATGGTTGCATCGAAAAAGGAATGACAAAGAGAGCAGCCGAAGATATGTGGCAGAAGTTTGAATACTTTTCCGGCTATGGTTTCAACAAGTCCCACGCCGTTGCTTACTCTATCATATCCTACCAGACTGCTTGGTTGGCTACTTACTACAATGCAGAGTGGGCTTGTGCTTTCTTGGACAAGGAACCAGAGTCTCGTAAAGAAGCGGCTATCAACATTGCTAAGTCTTGGGGCTACACAATCAAACCGCTGAACATCAACACGTCAGGCCGAAGATGGACTCCACAAGATGATCAAACTCTTATTGCTCCACTTACGACAATCAAAGGTCTTGGTGATGCGGCGATTGATGAAATCATCGAAAAGCGCCCGTTTACATCTGTAGAACACTTACTTTTTGATGGTGGTGTGGTGGCAAGGAAACTCAACAAGAAGTCCTTGGATGCCCTCTGTAGAGCCTCTGCGATGAATGATTTGCTTGATGATAGATTCACAGGTGACAAGCATTTCTGGTCTGCTGTTGTTGTTGATAAACCAAAGAACAAGAAGAAACTTAATGAAAACATTGAGAATTATAGACCCGAGGGATCATTTTCAACAGCAGAAAAAATCCAGAACACCCAAACTCTAACAGGGATTTATCCAATTAATATGGTAATGTCCGATAGGGCCTTAAAGATAATCAGTAATTACAAAGTCCCTCCCTTATCAGAATTCGACTCAGATTTAGGATGTGCTTGGTGCATCCCAATTAAGTTTACGTCTAAAAAAACAAAGAATGGCAAGTGGTTTTACACAATCGATGTCATAGATTCCAATTCAGAAGTAACTCGAATTCGTTGTTGGGGCGTTAACCCACAAAAGGATCATATCTTTCTCAATAAACCTTATGTGCTGAAGTATCCAAAATACAATGAAACTTGGGGCTTCTCAACCTACGGGTCGGTTGATAAGAAATGGATGATGATCGGCTAAAAACTTGACAAGTCATTAAAAACTTGTTATATTATAAACACAATAAACACAAAGGAGGACTTATGTCTGCTAAAAGATCAAATGTAACCAATATTAATGAAAATTACTATCGAGATGTTGGTTTAGCTATAGTAGCTTTGAATTATAATAATCCCTTTATAGACAATGACCCTCGTCAACGTGAGATAATGGATTATTGTAAAAATAGGGGCATAAAAATGCTTGTAACACCAAATCATGATTATGATAAAAACATGAGAAACCGATCTGATAAATATTACTCAGAATCTCAACCGAGATGGAAATCTGAAGATCAGGAGAAAATCGATTATTTAATCGAAACCATCCACCAAAACCCGAATGGGTCTCAAAATAAAATCATCTTTGGGACCATAATCAAGGGTGTAGTTTACATTATTGTGGGAAACCACAGAGCCGAGGCGATCCGCAAAGCCATTCGAATGGGGATCTCTTGTAATGAAGGAATTGTCCTGTTAGGAGAAGGCCTTTCCGATAATGAAAAAAGACTGATGATGTCGGATTTGTCTGCCATGGGTAATAAAGAAATAGAGGACAATGTCTTGGACGAAGACGAAAAATCTATTCGCCATTGGTTAATAAAGCGAAGAGAAATAGTGAGCAACTGTAATCCTTCCATGAACAAGTGGGACAACAATAAGTGGTTTGAGTGGGGTAAAGTTGAGATTATCAATAGTAGACCCCATTATGCGGCAGACATTAAGAAAAACCGATTAGGTCGGATGGTTAATAAGGCATTTGGAATAGGTGTGGAACAATCCCATCCCTTCCCAGATGATTTAGAAATAGCACTGAATTTCAAAAAGTACTTCGAACATTGTGATTGGGATCCTACTAATGAAAAAACTATTGCACAAGGTAAAAAATGCACCAATCTCACTTCTCTTATTTCTTGGCTGGACTCCGTTTGGGATGATTCTCCCGCTGGTGAACGCAAAGAGGTTTGGCTAACAGTCAGGGTGGGCCACCAAATGGACGCTGCGATAGAAAAGAAAGCCACATTAATTTCCGGCAGAGAAACTTTCATTAAAAATCTGGAAAAAAGAAACAAGTGTTCTCGTAGAAAAAAAGGGGAATACCCTTTGGTAACGAAAATTCTTTTTGTCTCACAAATGGAATCAGATTCTTATGAGGCTTGGGAATGGCACCCTCAAAAAAAGAAATTCTTTAAAGTGAAACAGAATACTTGACAACTGGTAAAAAACCAGTTATATTATAAACATAATAAAAACAAAAACATTGGAGGACACAATGAAATTAAGCAATTTATTTTTAAATAACCCTGCTATCTTCAAGCATGCACTAGAGAACGCCATGGTTATGAAGGTTGCCACTGATTCGCCGCAAGCGGGTGGAGTAACGATTGAAATGAACAGTGAAGAGGTTGCAAATAAAATGTTGCAATCAATGTCTGCGCCATATATTTGTTTAACTAACAAAGGAATTGAGAGAGCCATGAAACGCTCGTGGTCTTTTGATTTCTCTTCAGTTAAAGCAAAGAATTATGATGCATTTAAAAAAACAATAAAGACTTCTGACAACATTGCCTCGTCAGCAGATCTTTATCTATTCAAAATTGGTGATAAACTAACCTTGGTAGATGCAGAGAGTTTTAAAACATCCACTAGTGATTCCACAGGAAAAATTTATCTTCACAATGATGCTGACGGTACAATTTATGACGGTGTCGAATCCAACAAACATCCGGACTTTGGACAAGTTTTAATGCTTAACTTTTCACCAAAAACAGGTATTTGCGACGTTTATTATACAGATGGTAAAATGTCATCTTTTACTGGTCTTTTTAAGAAGCCAATCATAAAAGAAGGTGAACTGCAATATCACGGGAAAAACCTAAAGAAGAAGTCCGACATGTCCGTTGCGACAGGAGTCAACAGAGTCTTGGTTAAAATAATCAATCGGAAAAAGAAAAAGAAAAAAGAATCTGGAGAAGATCTGGCCAACACTTCTTTTACTAGAGGGGTTTTGTTAGATAAAGGATTTCTATCAGTTCTAGCCAAAAGAGGTGTTATCAAAAAGTTTTATTCATTTAAGATCGATTTTAACAGATTAGAAGAAGATGATTATCTTCGAAGATACCCACAATTATGCAAGGAGGCAGCAAATGACAACGCAGCGTAAACAAATAAACAATGAACAGTTCTTTACGAATTTTGAAACAGCCGAGAGGTTAGCAAAAGTCATAGAAAGCCAGCCATGGTTTTCAAACATCACAAAAGTGATAGAGCCTTCTGCTGGTGACGGTGCTTGGCTCAAGGCTATGAAGGTTGACGAGGCTTATGACATTGAACCCCAACATCCCAATGTAGCCCTGCAAGATTTTCTGGATCCCAAGTTTACAATTAAGCGCGAGGGTTCAATCCTCTCCGTGGGTAACCCGCCTTTTGGAAGAATGGGTAAGCTAGCTAAATGTTTTATGCATCGGTGTGCCGAGTATTCGGACTACATCGCGTTTATTCTCCCTGCATCTTTTGCAAAAGTGACACAAATAAGACAATTACCGGAATACTTTCATCTTGTTTACCAAGAAGATCTCCTCGAGGAGACTTTTAGATTCGAACGTGATGGCAAGAAGGTGTCAACCGTCTTTCAAATTTGGGAGCGTCGTGATGTCAAGCGGATAGACCCACCGAAAAAGAATACGTGTTCTGATTTTGGCTGGTCTCGAATAGCAGAGGTGTCCTATGGTAGTGTTGCAAATCAAATCATGACACTCCTTGATCTAGAAGATACTGACGCTAAAAAGAAAATGATTGCTTTAATGAAAGAATCTTTATCCCAAAGAGCAGCACCCGTTCCCAAAGATGCAGACTTAGCTATTTGCACACATGGCTCCGGAGCCGGTAAAGTTTATCTAAAAAACTTTGACAAAGTGTCATCTAGGACTCATAGATTTATTAAGATTAAATCAAAGATTACCAAGGAAGTCCTTACCAAAAGACTTCGGTCTTTAGATTACGATAGTATAATGAAATATACCGTTGGAGCCACCTGTGTTTCAACAGAAGAGATAGTTTATCTCTACACACAGAAATATCCGGAGGAGCAATGCAACACTTAACAAACTGCCATGGCGAATGGAATTTGCTATTGGCTTTGCTATCATCGATCCCTTTTGCGGGATTTTACATTAAATCAAAAATAGGAGGATATAATGAGAATGATAAAAATAATTAACACAAATGGGATAGAATGTTTAATAAACCCTGATCAGATAGCCCAACTATGGTATTGCTCCAGCGGAAGCAAAGATGTAATAATCTCTTTATCTGGAGGCCCTACCATTAGGACACAATTTACAACAATCGATCATGCTCTCGATTACATACAAAGAGCATCAAGTCATTCACTAGTAGGAGGATAATATGACTAAATTTGAAGTATACACAAACAACCCAACAGAAATTGTTGAAGATTACGAAGAAGCCTGTTTTAAAACAAAAGAACAGCATATGGCTGACTACATTAAGTCGGTTAAAGCACTGGAAGATGCAATGGAGCCTTACAAAGAACAGAAGCGTGAGCTAAAAGCAGACTATATCGATAGCGGTTGGTTAACAAAAGAAGATATCTCATTAACAGTTCGGGCCTATAGATTACTTAAGAGTGAAGTCGACATAGATTCGCTTATTGACATTTATGAAAATTTAAAAGGAGGAAAATAATGAGTTGGTTTTATGAAGGAATGATTTCGGCCCTAGCGCAATTGGCAATTTTCTCAGGTTTTTTAATATTAACTGCTGCTGCATTATGGAGTTGTCAATATTTAGGTATATCAGAGGGTTTCGCGATTTTATCATTTTACGCCCTGATGATTGTGACGGTCAACCTATTTTTCGCTTGGAAGTCACAATCGATAGGAGCAAAAGCAAAGGAGACAATTGATGTTAATTGATTATTTTAAACTAAGAGAGAATGCTCTAGATCCAGTTAGAGCCAACGCCTCTGATGCAGGGCTTGATGTTTTCTATTGTCCGGCCGATGATAGAGACAGCATTTCGGTTCAAGAGGGAGAATCAGTAGTTTTAGAAACTGGAATAAAATTTGGTATTCCACATGGTTTCATGTTAGAAGTCAAGAATAGATCTTCTGTGGCTTCCAAGCGAAGACTGATAGTTGGTGCATGCGTGATAGATCCGGGCTATAATGGTGAGTTATTTATTAATCTAATTAACATTGGAAACACCGGCCAAATTATTGAATCCGGAACCAAAATCGCTCAAGTTGTCATGATTCCCATAATACATTTCAGAGCCAGAAAAGTAATGACAGATACTCTTTATAACAGTAAAATTTGTATTTCTAACAGAGGTTCTAGTGGTTTTGGCTCATCAGGTGAGTAATTATAGTAATGCCAAATAAATACGCAAAAGACACAAAGAAATTCACGTTTTATGCAAAAGATGAATTGCATGCAAAATTCAAAGTAAGAATGCAATATCACAGTTTGACTCAATCAGAGTTTCTTCGTGCTTGTGTTGAGGCTGTTGTAGAAAAAGACGCAGTTATAGAAATGTTCATAGATCAATACAAAGAAGATAACTCAAAACAGTCAAAACATCAGAGAAATAAAATCAAAGATGATCAAGAAAAGTCTGAAGAGCTATTAAATGACTTTGGTCTGGGTGATGGAGACATAGATAATATATTTGATATAATCGCAAAAGAACACCCAGAAATTTGATTCAATCTAGTTCTTTTATCTTTCTTGTTTCTATTTATAATGAAATAACGCTTTAAGGAGAATAATAATTATGTCTAAAAAACTTTTGAATGAGCAGCAAGTCCAACGTTTTGCTAAACTTGCAAATATCTCTACTCTAAATGAAATGTATGACAAACGTGATGATGAAGTCATGAAGGAAGAGGAAGCAGCAGAAGAAGTTGCCGCAGATGCCGCAGAAGCAGCAGTTGAAGAAATTCCGGGCGCAGATGAAAAAGAACTCGAAATGGACGCTGGTGATTCAGATGTCGATCTTTCACAAGACATGGTTAATGCAATTAGGGAAGCTATTCCGGCTCTTCAAATGATTGCAGACGCAGCCGGTGGAGATGTCGAGGGTGATGTTGAAATGGATGCTGATGTTGAAATGGATGCTGATGCTGAAATGGCAGAAGAGCCTCCAGCAGAATTGGAAATGGATCAAGAAGAAGAGGAAGTTATGGAAGCCCTTAGTGGAATCAATTACATTCCGGAACAATCAGAAATTGTTGAAGAAGTCGCACGTCGTGTTGCAAAGCGTCTTTTGAGAGCAAAAAAAGCCGAAAAGAACCTAAAAGAGGCTCTTGGGCAAAAGAAGTAATTATTTTTCCTTTATTAATTAATTGAACATATTTAGGAGAGGAGTCCCCTCTCCTTTTTTTTTGGAGTTAAAATGTTAGATAATTGTCTGTCTTTTTTGATTGGAATGGTTTCAATGTGGTGCCTTATGCGAATTTACCTTGTAGGCACTGGTGTTATTGTCTTGAAAAATGTTCAAAAAAGCATTGCTATGATGCTAATTATGTGCGAACAGGGGATTCAAGAAATTTTAGAGTTAAAATATATTTCTATGAAAGATTCTGACAGATCGGAACAAAACATAATTGCGCAAAGACACATTGACCAGATGAATGTTGACTCTATTAGAAAGACTGTAGTAAGAAATTACGTGAATTCATATCCGCCGCAATATATGCATTCGATCGAGTTTACAAACTGGAAAGAACTTGAACAGTTTGTTGATGTTTTAGTAAAAAATAATAAAAAAGGATTTTAGATATGCCTAAAAAGAAAACGAAAGAAAAAACTGAAGAAGTAGAGGAGACCCAATCGGTTGTAGAACTACTTCAGACACTAGAAGGAAAGCCCTCCCCAGAACAAAGAAGCATAATGTTTGTAGGGGAATTGACAGAAGAGAAAGCAGCAGATCTGATTTCGGCCTTACTAGTTTTGTCCCAAGACAAAACCGGAGATAGCGAAAGAGCAGATGATATTAAACTTTACATTTCAACCTATGGGGGCTCAGCCCATGAGATGTTTGGGATCTATGATGTTATGAATTTTTGTAAAGGTTTTTGTGATATAGAGACAATCGGTATTGGAAAAGTCATGTCAGCCGGGACACTACTGCTAGCAGCAGGAACACAGGGAAAAAGAAAGCTCGGGAAACACTGTCAGGTCATGATCCATTCTGTCAATGGTGGATCAATCGGAGAACTTCATAGTTTAGAAAACGAAATGGAACAAATGAAAAATTTACAAGACACTTACATTCAGTGCCTCTCGCAAGAGACTAGTATGACAAAAAGGCAAATACAGAGACTAATTAATAGAAAAGTAAATGTTTATTTTTCAGCAACGGAAGCCGTTGAAAAAGGGTTAGCAGATGGAGTATTATGATGACTAGAAGATTAATAACAGAAAATTGGTATAAGTTCCTTAAGGAATATGAGGAGCCTATGCCTAGTTCTTACGATAACGACCCAGAAGAAGGGTTAATGACAAAGATGGCTCTAGAAAAACTTGTGTCGCTAAAAGCTCAAAAGGCTGCGATCGAGAAGGAAATAGAGGAATTGGAATTGCAAATTGGATCTGGCATGCATTCTGTATCTCAAATAAAAGAGGACAATGATGGATAAGATCTTTTATAATGAAGGTTCTGCTGCAAAACTAGGATGGACTCCGGAATGGTTTGGCTGCAACAAACACGGTGAAAAACTTGTTGCTGCCATTGAAAAATTTCAAAAAGAACATAAGATAACAGCCGATGGTCTTTGTGGGCCAACTACATATCGACGAGCTTATACACATCGAGTCGCAACGATGGAAGATCATGCTCCGATGGGGCATAAAAACAACACTGAGTCTTATGTTGTTTATAACTCGGAATATTTCCCAATCGAATGGCCAAAAGTCAAATTGTTTTTCGAAGGCGGCGGTCTGAAACTACGAAACGGATGGAAGAAAGCCAAATATAAACGAGATCCAAAGTTCTTTGTGTGCCACTGGGACGTCTGTCTTTCAGCAGAATCTTGCTACAAGGTCCTACAGAAGCGAGGAATCTCAGTTCACTTCTCCATAGACAACGATGGCACAATCTATCAGTTTATGGATATGAATGATGTTGCTTGGCATGCCGGAGGCAAGACTTGGAATGACCGCTCTCTTGGAGTTGAGATAAGCAACGCTTACTACACGAAGTACCAGTCTTGGTATGAAAAGAGAGACTTCGGTCCACGCCCAATCATCACAGACGCCCACGTTCATGGCAAGAAACTACCAGAACATCTCGGCTTCTATCCTGTACAAATCGAAGCCTTAAAGGCTCTCATGAAAGCCGTTCATAAATGCACAGGAATCCCTCTTCAGACGCCTCTAGATCGTGCAGGCAACACGAACACCAAGGTGAGTAAGAAATGCGCTGAAGGGCGTTTTGAAGGCTTTATAAGCCATTATCATTTGACCAAGCGGAAGATTGATTGCGCTGGTTTAGACATTAAGAAATTGTTAGAGGAATTATAATGAGCAAAGAATTGAACAAGTTGATTGAGCAAGTGTTGACGGAAAGAGAGTGGGGCAAGTTGCCTATTGGGGTCCCGAAGACTTTGACTCCTGATTTTCAAAAAGACCTTGGAGATTATACGAAGAAAGATGATCAAAAAAGTCGCTATTATCAATTTCTTCAAAAGCTAGCTAATTCTGAGAGCCCTGCGAACGAATTGAGCGATGAAGATTTAATTCACTTCATTGGTCCGAAAACAGGAAAAGATGACAAATTTGCAAACAATCCGAATGGTCTCTATAAAGACCTAATAGCAAAACTCGGAACGGGACTGGCGGGATCCAAATCGTTCAAGAACAATCTAAAAAATTGGATCAACACCGCTTTTGTTAAAACAATGAAACAACAGCATGCAGAGTGGAAAAAAGAGATCAACCCTAATGTTAAAGCTGGAAAAGGTGAAGATTTATTATCTAGGTACAGAAATAACTTTGGCTATACAGGTACAGCAGCCGATAATCAAATAATTAAAAAATTCTATACGGGATTTGAAAAGTCAGTTCGTAGAGCAGAGAATAAACACTGGTCAGATGAGAGATATGAGAATTCTTTTAATAAAGATCCGAAATCAAATGAGTGGAAAGCAGCTTGGGAAATGTTGAGCTCTCTAAATAAAGAAAGTAGAGTAAAAGCAGAAAATGCTTACGCTTCTTTCTTAAATAAGACTGCGGGTGAAAAAAATGTAGAACCAGAGCAACTCCACAAGGCTTTCTTGAAATTAGTAGGGTCTTCGAAAGAGCCCTACTTTCAACCTTTGGGCACAGAGAAATTCCCTCAAGCATCACTAGCTGTTGCCCAAGAAGATGTTTTTGGGTGGAAAGAAGGCAGTCCAGCATTGGTCACTGCTAACCCTTCGTTGGTTAATACTTTCGATGCTATTGCTGGTGATTCTGTTGCCAGCAAGCTTAACAATATCAGGAACTTTGCTGAGGCCCTTAATACTGATACATTAGACCAATGGGTTAAAAAAAATGGAGAATTGAGTTATATAACTTATGCTCGCGTGATAGCCTTGTTGGCTGATTCAGTCGCAGCAGCATCAGCAACAGATGCCGGTGGCGAGTTTGAGCGGTGGCTAACTCTTCTACTGAACATTCCAGTAGTTGGGGCTGAACAAGGTGCTGCGGATAACATGGGAAAAATCACCGGAGGAAAAGGGGTTATAACAAGCGCAAAGATGTACTCAAGTATTTGCGGGAAAGAAGCTCCTTCACAAAGTACCGAAGGTTTGGCTGCACAAAAAGAATTTGACCAGCCGGGAGATAATATGTATTATTTCGTGGGCCATAAGATAAAAGGTGAACAATCAGATGTTATTTCTGGAGAGCAAAAGATTATAACGGACATTAATTTTTATTTAATAGAGCTAGAGCGTATTGATAGCACTAACATAAAGGGTAGACTCATAAAAGCTGATAAGACTGCCTCTGAGTGGTATCCCTGTAGAAAAAATGTACAAAAAACTGGTATAAACCAAACTCTTTTATTTCCTTGTGGCTCTGAGAATAAGCCTTCTGGTATGAGCGAGCCCGAAGTTGAAAAATACGCATTCATCAAGATACCAATAATGACCAAAGAATTTCAAGAACTTTTTACTAGTAAAAGATTGGTCGCAACAACAGCAGACTATCTTGCTTCTTTAACCGAAGGTGAGGGATTTGAAGGCCTAGCTAAAGCAGTAGTTGAATCCTATAAAAACATACAAGCAGTAGAGGCAAGCACCACGAATTATTATTCAGCCAAAACCAAGGGTGAGCAAAACCCAACAGATTACATTAATGATGTTGGGTCGAAAGTTGTACAGATGAGATCTCAGTTGAATAAAATCTTTGCTTTAGCTGGAGAAGCTGGGCAGAAGCCGGGAACCAAGGCTCCAAAAGAATTAGTTGAATCCGAATTATCTCTTGATCAATTAATTGAAGCAATTATAAAACAAACTTTATTAAAATAACTTGACAAACCTTTGACAAGAGGTTATATTATAATAAATAATGGAGGAAAAATGAAACATTATGACCAAGGACAAACTCTCAACCAAAAGATTCTGGAGGGAGTTGACATTCTTGCGGATAATGTTGCAACCACTCTCGGTCCTCGAGGGCGGAATGTAGCACTATACCACAAAGAAGAGAATCTACCTGTCATCACCAAAGATGGTGTGACAATTGCAAAGTTCATTGAACTTGAAGATCCGTTCCAAAACCTTGGAGCACAAGTTATTAAACAAGCAGCAGAAGAAACAGTAAACTCTGCTGGCGATGGAACAACTACTGCAACCGTATTGGCTCGTGCGATCCTAAAGGAAGCACAGAAGTATATGACAGCAGGTGTATCTCCTGTTGAACTAAAACGCGGAATGGACAAGGCTGTTGATGTTATCACAGAGAAACTAACAGAAATGTCGAGACCTATCCAAACAACCGAAGATATAAGACACATCGCTACAATCTCTGCCAATAACGATAAATCCATCGGTCAGCTTATTGCAACCGCCATTGACAAAGCAGGAAAAGATGGATCAGTCCTTGTTGAAGAAGCTCGAAGCATGAAGACTTCATTGGATCTCATAGAGGGCTTCAGGTTTGACTCTGGCTACGTTAGTAATTCATTCATAACGGATGCCAGAACTGCCACAGTGGACTATGATAACCCTATTGTTTTGGTAACCGATGAGAAGATTGAGCATGTTGATCAAATCATGCCAACTCTAGAACTTGCAGCCAGAGATAACCGTCCTCTCGTAATTGTTTCGAATGATATAGAAGGACAGGCCTTGGCTGCTTTGATTGCAAATGCAGCAAGGGGCACAATGAAAATTTGCGCTATAAAAGCTCCGAAATATGGTGAAGAACGCAGAAGTATAATGAAAGACTTATGCATCAGTACTGGTGCGACTTTCATAACCCGTGAGAACTCTTTGACCCTAAATGATATAAAGTTAAATCATTTCGGTCAGTGTAATCGAGTTAATGTAACAAAAACTTGGACAACATTAGTTGGAGGAAAAGGTGATAATAGCAAAATTGATGAAACGATTGAAACAATTAAAGCACAAATACACCAAACAGACAACCTATCTGAGTGCGAACGACTTCAAGAACGTGTTACTCGCCTTGCAGCAGGAGTCGCAGTTATCAAAGTCGGTGCACAAACCGAAATAGAAATGATTGAAAAGCGTCATCGGATCGATGATGCACTAGAGGCTGTCCGCTCTGCGCAACAAGAAGGGATCGTCCCCGGTGGCGGCATCGCTCTACTCAGAGCAACTAAAGATTTGTTTGTAGAGACCGAAAATGAAGAACAGAACTTGGGAGCCCAAGTGGTCCTTAGGGCATGCGAGGTTCCACTGAGACAAATGGCAATTAATGCCGGAGAATCACCAGATATTATTTTAAAAAATGTTAAAGAACAGCCGATTGAAAGAGGGTACGATTTTCTTAATAGAACTATGATAAATACTTATGAAGTGGGGATAATAGATCCCTGCAAGGTCACAAAGTGTGCTTTGAAAAATGCAGCTTCTGCTGCTGGTACTTTATTGACCACTTCTCATGCTATTGTAGCGTCTTAGAACTATTTAGTAGTGGAGGATCTGACCATGAGCGAGAACGAACACCAAGACTTAAAAGACGCGATTGTAGATTTGGCGCATCAAATTCAAAGAATGGCTGATAAGCAAGACGAGATGCTTGATGATGTAAAAAAAATCAAAGAGGCGATCTATAATCCGGATCAAGGTCTATATGCAAGAGTTAGAGATCTTGAACAATGGCAAGCAGGCATGAATAAATTTATTTGGTCCGTCGGCTTAGCAGTTACAGGTTTAGTAATTCAAGCAATATACTCTAATATTTTCTAACGGAGGCTAAATGAGAGTAAAGATTTCTTACGGAACACATATTAATTCGGTTCCCAGAATAGCAAAACAACTATTAATTGAAACAATAAAGGAACTACAAAGTTCAATAACTAAACTAAATAACACTCTTGACGAGTTTGATGATCAAGAGGTGAATTTCTTGCTTTGCGCAAGTCTGATTGATAAAAGTAGAACTAAATTAACTGATGTCGATTCAAGCCTGATAGACATTCAATCGATCCTACAAGGATTAGATACACATTACAACGGAGAAGAAAATGTATCAGAGAGGAGATCTGCTGTGGATACCAGCAGGAGCAATGCTACACAGACAAAGGATTCCGGGGAAGGATGACCTTTTTTCTAATTGGTGGCAAACAAGTGCTCCACAAGTTGCTTTATTTATGAAGTTTTTAGATAGAAGCAAATGTCAGATTGTTCTGGGTGGAGAAGACTGGATCATAGACACAAAAGATGTTCGGCACAATGTAGGGGAGTCTGTAAAATGCTAATCAAGTTAATTGAAATAACTAGAGACCCAACCGGAGTGTCTGGGTTGAAGGAAATATATGTCAACTCTTCTCATATAATCTCTATTAGTGAAGAGTTGAGTGAGCAACCTTTGATTAAAGAGAGCTTAGGGCTGTCAGAAGACATAGCCCTCAGTTCTGTTCTTTTGTCAGAAGGCCAGTCGGCAAGAAGAGCAACAGTCATTGGCTCCCCCTCAGAGATAAACTCTAAGGTCAAAAGACGCCAAGTGCTACGAGGATAAAAATGAAATATTATAAAATTATTTGTTGGAATGAGTGCCCCTTTTGTTTACGAGCAAAAATGGAAATGATAGAAAGATCACTGCCCTTTGAATACTGCTCAATCGATCACAGCAACCAGATGTTAGTATATTATAAATCTATTTATAAACATGAAACCGTACCTATGATTATCGAAATTGATAAATTGACAGGGCAAGAAAAGTTTATTGGAGGGTTTACAGATCTTATCAAGTACTTCAGAAAAGGAGACATTAAAACAAAAGTTTGCTCTCTTGATGGAGAGGGCTGAATATGATTTCAATGTTAGTGTGGAGTTCACTAATGGAGACAATTCGTTTTGGATACCTACGCCCAAAGAAGAACTTGAAGACCTAGACTGCTTTGGGATAATAGACATAGGTGATGACCAAGATGATTTTGAAAAATTAATTTCTTTAATTCATGAAATCGGACATGTTATATTCGAAAATAATAAAATGTCAGAACACCGAAGAATAAAACTATTTGAAGAATCACTAGCATGGCACCTTGGATATGACTATGCCCTGAGTAACGGAGTAGAGATAGACACTGGTGAATATGCTGAAAGAGTTGAGATCGCTCTTAATTTATATGTAAAGGAGATAAAATGATCGTAAATAAACCATGGGGATTTGAAAACATTTGGGCCCTGACAGAAAAATATGTAGGTAAAATTTTGCATATTAAAAACGGAAAGAGGTTGTCCCTACAATTCCACAACATAAAAGAAGAAACCATAATGGTTCTGGAGGGAACCTTGGAGCTTGTTCTAGAAGAGGGATCACAAAGAGAAGAGAGAAGAATAATTATGAACCCGGGTGACACCTATCACATCTCTCCACTCACTGTACACAGATTTAGTGCATCCCAAGGAACAGATGTGAAGCTAGTAGAAGTCTCAACAACAGAGATTCATGACGTTGTTAGGCTGGAAGATGACCATGGGAGGATTAAATAATGTTTTGGATTCTAACTTCCTTGCTTCTATCAGCGGAGCCAAAAAATCAGGAAAAAATTTATGTTGCACCGCCGACTATTCATGATCCGTCTTTAAACGAATATCAGTCTTATATAAATAGTCTTCTGGTTGCTACCTCCAATTCTAACACCCATTGGGTTGCAAGGACCAATAGAGCTAAAACTGCTATTATAATGGACAAGCACACCGTTGAGTCTATTCTAGATACTACCTGCAATTATAGTCGTCCATTAAGTTGTGGCTCTGAAAATTATCACTGGGTGCTAATAACGGACATTTTTGCTACTGAAAATTTTGCAACAATAATTGTTAAACTGTATGATCAAAACACTAATTTGATTGCTTCGACATCTAGGACTTCTTATTCGATAGAGAAGTGTCGACAACAAATAAAAGAAACAAGCGTAACATCCCAAGGTCCACTTGGACAAAACAACACAGAAATTATAGAAAAATTACCGGATAAATGTATTATGCTGGAGCCTAAAATTTTAGCTAAAGACATAAATCAAGCGGTTACAATAATGTTTGCCAGTATTCATCCCATTTAAAGATTTGTGTTTAACCCCCGTCCCTCGGGGGTTTTTTATTTTCTACCCCTAGTTATTAATAGGGGGGGTAGAAAAATGATTAAAGGTTTATTATTTTTTTTAGTGTTGTTTGCAAAACCAGCGGATGCACATTTAAATTTTGACTTAAAGCCTGAATTTGACGACAGTCACACGTCTGAGTTGGATCCTTATGCACCTAGAGGTCTTAAGGTATCTTATTTGTCGTCGATTGCAATTCAGTCTGTAAGTAATGGGGTGCCATCAGGTACTGGTTCAGGAAACTATTTCAAGTTAGGAAAGCACCGGTTTATAATAACCGCTGCTCATGTGGTAGATGACCAAGACGAAATTCTAATTATAGAAAAAGGTTATGTAATGACTAAGGCGAGAGTAATCTATAGCAACTCAAATTCAGATATTGCGATTTTAGTTCCGGAGCAAAAACTAAGATATACTAAAGCGATCTCTTTCCGCAGAGATATTAATAATCAAATGGGAGAAAAAACCTACCACTGTGGCCACCCCGCTAGAGAAGGTTGGCACATTTCTGAAGGATTGCTTACCGGCACAAACAACGATGTTTTGTTATTAAATACATTCGCTTGGCCCGGC